GTGATTGTATCGTCCTGGATACGTGGTGCAAGCGTGCAAATCCTACGGAACAGATCGATTATCTCATCCAGCTGATCAAGAAGTGGCATCCACGGGTCTTTGGGATCCCCAAGGTTGGATACGAGCTGATGGCAATGAAGTACAACCTCCGTGCTGCATGCGAACGGGCAGGGGTTTACGCAAATGTGGTTCCAGTGAGGCCAGGCGGAGCCGGGAAGCCTCATATTCGAGGATTGCAGCCTGTGGCGGCTACCGGGCACTTGTACATACTGGCAACGCAGCACCAGTTGCGAACGGAACTGTCGGAATACCCACTGGGACAGTACGACGACGTTGCTGATGCACTCGCTTTGCAGCTGCAACTCTGGCGTGGGCTGTTAAGTGAAGATCGTATGAAGCGTTACCGAGACACGGAGAAGATGATCCTTCGTCGGACGCAGGATTATGGGTTCAGTCTTCCAATGCCTGGAGATAGTCCCAACACCGACGATGACTACGATCCAGATGACTTCAGATACGGGCCAATTCACGAGTATGCCATGCCTGGGATGAACTAGTGAGGGATACAATGCTGTATGCCTGGATAACATCAATGAGAGGAAGATAATCATGGAACGGATTGTGTACACTCCGTATGGCCAGGCTCACGTATTCTATGTGCCTGTAGTCTCCCAGGCGGATGTCAAGTTGTTTAAGACTGGTATGACTATCGCAGCGGGAGATGCCAAGATTAGAACCAGAAGTCAGGCGTTCGCCAATCTAACGGCCGAGTACCTAGCATTCACCTCGGGATCGGTAGCACCAAGCATTGGGGACGCACTGACAGGCAAGGTTGGAACGTGTGTATCAACGGACGACGCAGGTACGTACACAAGTGGCGCTATTAAGGTCACGGTGAACAGTGTTCTCTATACACAGGCGTATGACACTGACAAAGATACCACACTGACCGCACTCGCGGCACAGGTACAGGCCGGGTCGGGCGTGCTGACGTGCACCTACAACGCTGGCGCGCACACCATCACGACGGTCATGGACGCTGACGTCTCACCTACACACACTTGGGACATCACAAGTGTCGTGGGCACAATGGCAGCTATCGTTCCTGTAAACACAGGAGCTGAACACGGCCACGTTGTTGGATTCTTCCTCACAAGTGGTACGTGGGGCGCTGGCACTGCTGCCGGAGGATTATTCCTTGAAGATGTGTCAGGTGTTCTTATCGCCGGCGACCTTACCAATACGACCACGGCCGCGACTAACGTTATGACCATCAGCGGTGATTGCACAGTGGCACTAATGGCTGATGCAGGACAGGGCTTCGTTGCTGTACCTGTCACGTCAGTTGAAATGTCGACTGTCGATGGCTGTATCGCACTCATCGACGCCGCGGGTGCTGAGTGGTGCAATACTAGTATCGAGTTCCAGACCATTGATTCGGCATTGGCGGCGAGTCTCGCAACGAGTGCAGAACTCGCGACGCTTGATGGAGTGGTGGATGCTGGATTCACGGCGGGCGCAAAGGACGCCGGTGTGACGTTGGCTGATGGTGCACACGGTGGCACCGCGGCGGTATTGACACTCAAGCGTGTCGTTGTCGTCAACACGACCAACGCGCAGACGGCCGTGGATATCAGTGCAAGTGGTACAGGCAATGCTCACGCGCTCAACATTCTTGCCACGGGTGGTGGCAAGGGTGTCGCTATTGGCGCTGCTAGCGTCGGACTTTCCGTTGATTCCAGCGCCGCTGACGCGATCGCAATTCAAGGTGGCACAGCGTCTGATGGCGTTCAGATAGCTGGTGAAGGCGTGGGGCTGGCAATCAAGGCAGCAAACGTCCCAACGGCACTTGCGGCTGATGGCTCGATCAAGGCCAGTATCGAGGCGGTTAAGGGCACGGCCCTAGGCGCTGAGACTGTGGGAGGTTATGACGCGGCGGCCTTGCACAAGCTTCTCAACATTGTGAGTCCAACTCTTACCTGCGGCGTGACGGCTCAGGCTGGAGCGGAGGCTGCATTGGCTGCGCGATCGGGCGCTGACGGATTCATCAAGGCTGGTCTCTGGGGCGCGATGGGAACAGCACTCACGGAGACGGCGGGTCAGATCGCGGCGGCTATCACCAAGTTCTTCAACAAGGGCACGCCCACCGGTACGATCAACTCGCTGCCTGACGCTGTGGCTGGAGCGGCGAGCGGAGTCGCCATCGTGGGTTCGCTGATGACCCCATCGGCAGCTACCATCGCCGCAGCGGTATGGACGCTCACCGACGGCATCGAGACTGGTCTCACCCCCAAGAACGCTATGCGTGATGCACTAGCGATCTTGCTTGGTGAAGTCACGGGTGGTGCTTCAGCCACTCCACTATTCAAGTCAGTTGACATCGTAGACGGTGCGGTGCTTTCCACTAAGACTCGCGTTACCGGCGTGGCAGTGGATGCCTCCGGCAATCGTGGCAAGCCCACGTTGGATCATAGCTAATGTGGGGTTCATGGTGGTTCAACGCCTGGCACTTTGGGACCAACTGGTTTGGTAGTGGTGGTCCGCCTGAATCAGTGCCAGGCTGGTGGGGCTCGTGGTGGTTTAATGCTTGGTGGTTCGGTGCCGCCTGGGCTGGCAGTGGTGGCCCAGAAGAGCTTGAGCCTGCTCAGCTCCTACATCGAGACTGGAGTACGTGGTGGTAGGGATACAGATTTGTATGCCTCGGACGACACGGAGCTCGGAGGCACACAAATGTCGCCAAGGCGCCACTCGGAGAGCGCAGTTGGGAGGGGTGGGGGGAGTATTACTACAATGGAGGGTAATATGCCACTAACGAAGAAGGGCGCGAAGATTAAGCGTAGCATGGAGAGGGAGTACGGAAGAAAGAAAGGTGAGGACGTGTTCTACGCTTCCGTCAACAAAGGCACTATTAAGGGTGCCCACAAGGGTAAGCATAAGTGACGTCAGGCATGCAGTTCATCGACAGTGGTGGGCGACCACCTGAGCCTCAGTCTGTACTACTAGAGCCTGAGGTGGTGGAGACAGCTTCGTCGACGGTAGGTAATATCTATCCTGATCCAATTATTACTATCTCCAATGAGCAGCGTGACAAGTTTCTTATCTGGTTAGACGAATGGTTGATGGAGCTAATTGGGGATCAGAGTAAACTTCAGGATAGTTGGGCTAAGATTGAGGAAGCTTACCGTGCGGCGCCCGGTTCCTTGTCAGAGATCAGTTCTCCTCCGTTCAAGGGTGCCTGCATGGATATTATTCCTGTCATAGCAATGGCAGTGGATCCTATTCATGCAAGATTGGATACTGGTATCTTTAAGCAGGATCCAGTATTCAATGTCAAGGCACTTCGACGCAATATGACTTCACTTACTCCATCGTTATCTGCTTTTATTGATGCGTATCAGAAGCATGTACTGAAACTTCGTTCAATTGCGTCTCCTCGTATGTTGGAGTGCACGAAGCTTGGTACGATGGTTTTTAAGACAGTCTTTGACTACGACGTATCACGTGTAGTTACATATAATGAGAGGTTTGAGGTTGTTAAGCGGGAGGATGTCAGGTTTAAGGGACCTCGCGTGTTTGGTGTCTCAATTGGTGACTTCTTGTTCCCACCGACGTATCAGTACTTGCAGGACTGTCCTATTGTGGTTGAACGTCAGCGCACAACGATTGAGAAGCTTCACGTCTTGGAGCATAGTAAAAAGATCACGAATGTAGACAAGATCGAAGGACAAGACCGAGGCAACTGGCGTACTCCACTTGAGTCTGCTCGTGATAATGCAGCTGAACACACGCCTTCAACGGTCATTCGTGGGATTGTAGTCTATGAAGCGTGGTGTGACTATGACATTGACGATGATGGACAGCCAGAGCATTTGGTAGCAACTTATCATTATGAGACTAGAACGCTTCTTCAATTGAGATACAATTGGTACTTTCATCAGAAGAAGCCCTACACGGTCGTTCCGTACTCGATCTGTAATGATACGTTGCTTGGTCGTGGTATTGGTGCAATGACACTTCCGTTTGAGCTGGCGATTACGCGTTTTCACAGGATGGCGAGTGACAATGCTTATATTGCCAACATCCGGATGTTTATTGCGAGAAAGGGTTCCGGGATTGAGGAAGTACCTCGTCTATATTCTGGGCGTGTGTTCTTTGTTGAGGATCCGACTAAGGACTTCATCCCATTTGCAGGTGGGGATATCTATCCGTCAACATTATCTGAGCGGAGTAATCTCTTTGGGATGGTAGAGAAGTTAACTGGTGTCA